AAGAGCGGACCAGCGCCGCGCAGAGCAAGACTGTTCAGGCGTCCGCTGTGACCGTGGCCTCTGGTGCTGGCGCTGCTGTAAGCGCCGTCTCAGCGCTCGACAGCACGGCTCAGTATATTGTGCTGGCGTTCGCTGGCGTGATTATCTTGACTGGTATGTTTATCATGCGTGAGCGCCTGAAGGCTTGGGCGGCAGGGCGCAAATGATGCTGCGCCTCAAGCTGGCGCTGGCAGCAGCGGGTTCGGTTATCCTCGCCGTGCTGCTGGCCTTCTGGCAGGGCAAGGCAAGGCAGAAGGATGAGGGCTATGCAGAGACCCGCAAGCGCATCGACGAGGCTGATCTTGGCGACGATCCTGATGCCGCTCGTCGCTGGCTGCACGAACGCGGTAAGCGGTGACGCGATATGCGATGCGACAGCGGCAAGCCGAACGGCACATGCAGCCGCGCTTGCCTCCGATGGCGGTGACAGGTCAGTGATTACAGGCGCGTATCTTATTCGGCAGATCGACGCGGCCTGTCAGTAATTCCGCCTAAGGCGGTTTCCGTGCCTGCCGGATGCAGGTTATCGTGTACCCCGCGATATGCCCCGGCAGCGCCTCAACTGCCGGGGTTTTTCGTTTAGGGCATGGAACGCGACCGTCCTATTGTTGAATGGCGATCACGTCGCCTTTGAAGCCCATTTCACGCAGTACGGAAATCGGGTCTTTGGCGTCGGCCAGCACGTCTTTCAGGGCCGGGTCGAGAGTGAAGGTTTCGCCGTGTTCGGCAATGAAGGCATCGCGGTGCGCCTCCCATCCGCGACCATCCACGTCGCGCGGTAATTCTGGATGACACAGGATCAGCGCATCCGCTGCCGGCTTGCCGTAGTGCGCCAGCTCGTGCGTCATGGCGGAACGTCCGATCATGTGGCTGATCACCTCATAGACGCCGCCGATGTCGCCCATAAGAACGCCAGTGCTGACGCTCAAGACGCCGTGAGTGGGGAATGCTGTCATGCTGTCCGTCCTCGAATTTGTGTTTCTGCAAAAACATATAACGTGTTTATCTAAACGGCGCAAGCATAGATCAACACTTGCAATGTTTTTCTGTTCGAAATAGATTGCGGCTATGAAAATAGCATACCTCTATGACCGCAACATTCAGGACGCAGCCGATTGGGGCTGTGAGAAAGTGTTTGCGGACACACCACAGACGCGGCGCATGGAGCGCAACGATCTGATCGAGTTCGCCTTATCGCCCGGTGACACGCTTTGCATTGCCGCACGGTCGGACATTGGCAGGGGGCGCGAGGTGCCGATCCTGATGGATCGCATCGCCGCTATGGGCGTCTATGTGGACGTGCGTGGCGAACCTGCCAAGCCAAAGGCCAAGGTGGGGCGCAAAGCCAAGTTGACACCTACGCCAGAACAAGAGGCGCAGATATGCCGCCTATGGCGTTCTGCTCTGGACCAGTCGCATGTGCTGGAACGTGCCGCGCAGATCGCGGGCGTCGAAGGTGTGACGCGCAACCAGATCAACAGGCTGTGCGGGCCGCGACACAAGAAACAGAAGGAGGGCCAGAGCGATGGCTGAAATGTCGTACCAGAAAGCGGAGCGGAAAGCCTGTGAGAAAGTGACCGCTGCGTTGACCTTGCCTCTGCCTGAGAGCGAAGAACAGCTTGGCATTGTAGGGGAATTTGACCCGTGGGACTTGTTCCCGTCACTCTATGGTTCGTACGATGGCGACTTTGACAAGTTGGCAATCGAAGTGCTTGAGGACATCCAGAACGGAACACACAAGCGTCGAGATTTAGCTGCAAGAATGTTCCGCGAAATGCTTTGCACTGCTGACCTCTGTGACTACGGAACAAGCCCTCGCGGCTGCTTTCCAAACCCTGGCTTCAAGTCGTTGCTGCCTGAACTGCTTGAAAAGTGGCGGGCATATTCTTTGATCGCTTGGGGTGAAGACGTAACCGAAAAACCCAAGGAGGGCGAATAATGCCAGAAGTAACGAAACAACCCGTTTCACTTTGGGATGACAACGAGGGCGAGTTGATTTGCTTTCGAGATGACCACAGCATAGCCGACATTGCGAGATGGGTTATTAGCAACCAAACCGAGGCCGAGGAATTGCACCGCATTTTGGGCGAGATGCTTGGTGACGGCCAATGACCCGCCTAGCACTCGCAGCAGCCCTTGCCGCCACAAGCGCACAAGCCGGGCTAGAGCGGATGAGGCTTCTGCCCGGCGAAGGTCCGTGCTTTGCGATTGTCAGTATTGAGAACCGCATGGGGCGCTACAACGCTGTTGAGACTCTAGAGACCGATCATGGCGTCGTGTCTATCCGGTACGAGACCGTGGGCAATCACAACGCCACAGACCACGACCTTGTTGACGTGGTGGACCTACCGCCCGGCGTTGCAGCCAATCCGATGCACATTGATTTGCCGGATGGCGACACGGGCTATGTATGCCTGATGGAATACCTTGGAAATTGAATTGCGCCAAGTGGCGTGATCCGTGCCTGCCGGACGCAGGTATCGTTTGTTTACCCCAAGCGATTAACCCCGGCAGCCTGAACTGCCGGGGTTTCTTTTAGAGCGGCTGCGCATTTCTTGCAGTATTTGCGCCGTTCTCTTTGCGTGGAAGGTGTGCGGCGGCTTGGTGCATCCGGGGCAAGCATCGTATTCGGCCTTCATGCCGATTGTGCTGTTGGGCGGGAATGACATTCCGACAAGCAGTTTACGCCTACCCATGCAAATTTCACAGCCGTTACTGCCTATCGCGTCACTCATCGTCCTGCCCCTTGGGGTGAACCCAATCCTCTACGCGTTCCCCCGTATATCGAAAAACGAGCACGCTGTAGCCTTCAGAATAGAACTCTTTGGCACAGCGATAGGCCTCATTCTCATCGTGAAACTGATGGATTTTAACCTCGAGGATAGGTGCTTCGCCATCCGACGGTAGTCTTTTTCGAGCTTTGACTTGCCACAACTCCTCTGATTTTTTTGAGTGCATTTTTCTAATTCCTTCTTCCCGGTCCTTCTATTTCTTGTCGTAATGTCGGTTGAGAACGTCCGCAATTTCGCGGGCCAAACCGACGATGGAAAATGACCCACCGACCACGACCAGAGTTCGGACCTTCTGACCGTCTTCGTGCGTGACGTAAATTTCGTTATCGACTGCGTTGAATGTCGGCATGTCCTTTGGTCCTTATCGTTGCTGCGGCAAAGAGCCGTTTGGAAAGCATTTTTTGCAGAGTAAGCCGCGCTCCTGCATCGCGTCCCGAACATCCTGAACCCGAAGCAAGTAACTATCCGGTAATCCACTGATGCGACACGCCATCACTCCCCCTCCTTTGTGGCTTGGTAGGCGGCGAGGGCGGCATCTATATGCCAGCAAAGGGCCATGTCGCGCCTGTGTTTGTTTTCGTAGGTTGGGTATTTTTCGCGCAAGTCTTCAGGCCAGTCGGCAGCAACATAGCCCGCAAGATCAAGACGCGCTTCTTTTAACAACTCTGCCAGCGCATCCGCAGCCGCGACACGCTTTCGCAGCGCAAGCACTTCTGCTCGTTCTGTCATGATGATAGAGGCAGCACCTTCGGCTGCCGCCTCTAGGGCTTCGATGCGGTCAACGGCTTCGTCGCATTCGTCCAAGGCGTTGGCGCGTAGCTGTTTGATCAGATCATCGTTCATCGTCTTGTCCTTTCAGTTCTGCGAGAGTGGTGCGGGCAGCTTCCCGTGCGTCCCAAATCTCTGCCCAAGATGGGTGCGCGTCCGCATAGTCCACCATTTCATCTAGTGCCGTGCCGAGAGCCTCCACCGCCTTCGCCAGCTTGGCTTCCAGTTCCTCGATGCGGTGGGCGGCTTCGTCGCATTCGTCCAAAGCGTTGGCGCGTAGGCGTTCGATCAAATCATCCATCACCAAACCCTCCCCGCCACGATCAGCACCGCAACGTAGAGCGATGCAATGCCGACCAGGGCCAGTGCAGAAAACGGGCGCGGATCAACCGTGCGGCCTTGATTGCGGCGCATTTCGGCTTTCAGTTTCATGCTTCCATTCCCCATTTGATCGCCTGCCACACGATTTGATGCGCGCGTTTTTCTGGCGTGTAATCCTCATCATCAAGGATATCCGCCAAGTCCGCCATGAGATCGGCAGGCAACGGGCCGTTCAACCAAATGCGCGCAAACTCTTTCAGCTTTTTGTCGCGCTTGTGCGGGTGCATTTTGACCGTGTTTTGATCGCGCTCTACATCCGGCATGTTGCGCAAATGTCCGGTGACATTCGGGTGTCCGTTCCTGTTCACTTCCGTTTCCTTTCAACTTGCGCGGCCAATGCGGCTGCTATGATGGCGTGTAGGGTGGCGAGGGCGGTCACGGCCTCCCTTCCTCTCGATAGAAACGGGGGGCTGGCTTAACGTCTGCGATGGCGTCCTCGACAAGCGCCTTCTCTGCCCTTGCAGCCATTCTTCTAACTGTTGCATTTGGCGACACGCCGGGGGCTTCGATTATTTCCGCCAGCGCCCGCCAGAGATTGTTGTGCGCCTCCATCACCTTATCCGCCGCAGCTACGCGCGTCTCTAAAACTTCGATGCGGTCGGCGGCTTCGTCAGCCATGCGGTACAGCGCACCAACTCGGAGCGTTATGTTTTTTGCGCGGCGTAGGCGGTCAACAAGATCATCCATCGTCTTTCTCCTAGCTATCGCCGCCAGCACTTCCAGCGCCAGCGGCTTGATTGTCAGTCTGCGACAGACCCTGAGCGGACAGTCGCGGCCTTGGTTGCAGTCGTGGGTGCAGCACTTCACCACGGACGCGCCTTCGGTCGCGGCGATGCGCTCAACAGCGATGAGCGTTCACACATCACCGCCACGTCGTCGTAGGATGCATCGAGGACGGCCTGCATGGGCTGTAGGGCTGCGCTGCACTCAGCTTCGCTGGGAAACAGAACGCGGCTTTCCACGTCGCCATATAAAGCGATCAATACGGTCCAGAGTTTCATCTCGACATCCCCCCGGCATCGCGCAATGCGCTCTCTTTATACTGGCACCAATCCGGCGTCTCGTTTGTGTCGCTTGGCAGCTTGCGCGACTTGCTGTCATCCGTCCCATTCCAGAGACATGCGCCGCCGATGTAGCCGCGACAGCAATATCCACCGCTCAGACACTTGGCGATCAGCTTGCCGGGTTCGTCTTTGCGTTCAATGATTACGGGTCCGAATGTGTATTGGGTCATAGTCCTGCGTTCCTTTCCATCATTGCATGTGCTTTGTCATCCTCGGCCATCTCTTGCATGGCAGCAGCTTCTTCGTCATTCGCGCGGGCGCAGCTATCGCAAGCCCATTTGTTTCGCTCGTATTCGGTGAGATCGTCTTCCTCAAAATCGCATTCGCAATAATCGCAGCGGAACGTCTCGACAAAGGCGGGGGGATAGAGCCAGGACGCCATCACATCCACCCCGCGCCATAGGCCACGAACATCAGAACAAACGGCAGCGCAAAGACGCACGCCGCACCGATCAAGTCAGCTAGAAATTCGCGGATCATGCTGTCCACCCCGCCTGCTTAACCGCGCCCTCAGCAATCTTGCGATTGCGCATCTCTTCGCGCGTCATGCCATGATCGATGATGTGGTCAACCTCTGCGGCCATCTCGCGCAGTGCAGTGACGGGCTGGCCTTCGCGGTTGCCGGATCGTATCGCGTCGTAAATCGCGCGGTTGAGCGCCTGCATGTTCTTTGCGTGTGTCATGTGTCGTTTCTCCTGTGTGAAGCGGGGGCCGTAACCCCCGCGTTGCTGCCATTGAGACAACATTACGCAATCCCCACCCCAGTGTAAATACAAATCGACACGTTTCTAAACGGTTTTATGGTTTGAGCGCGTCTAGCAGGCTTTTTTGCGAGGCGTCTTTGTCGCGCAGAACAGTCATCACGCGCTGGTCAATCGTACCATCAGCGACGATGTGGACGATCCTGACGGGCCGATCTTGACCTTGACGATGTAGGCGTGCGTTAAATTGCTGATACAACTCAAGTGACCAATTCAATCCAAACCAAACGCACAACGCGCCGCCTTTTTGGAGGTTCAAACCATGACCCGCACTGGCTGGGTGGGCTAGCAACATTTTGATCTCACCACGGTTCCAAGCGTCAATCGTGTCTTGCGACTTGTCCAAAACCCGCGCGTCTGGAAACCGCGTCAACAAACGCTCCAGATCGCTTTTATAGTTGTATGCGACAAGCATTGTTTCTGACGGGTTATCGTCAACGATCTCAGCAAGCGCGTCCAGCTTTGCGACGTGCGTTTCCGTCCAGTTTTTGTGCGCGTCCGTATAGATTGCACCATTGGCATATTGCATCAACTTGTTTGCCAGAACCGCAGCTGTTGACGCCTCAACCTCTTTGCCGTCGTCCAACTCAGCCAACATCGTGCGCTCGAAGTCTTTGTAGCCAGGTTCCGCTTTGCCAAGCGAAACGGTTTCAACCAAATCAATTCGCGCTGGCATGTCCAAGTAGTCTTCTGCGCTCATGTGAATAACCTTGTCTGACACAAGCCGATGAATTTTGTCATCTGATCCGGCGCGCAATTCAAACTTACGCCCAAAATAGTCAGCTTCAAAAAACCGATGCTTGTATCCGGTCAAGGTGCGTCCAAGCCTTTCGCCGTAGTCGATCAGATACATCTGTGACCATAGATCAAGCAAGCCGTTCGGGCTGGGCGTCCCAGTCAGAAGCACAATGCTTTCAATGCTTGGCAGCATCTTGCGCAATGCCTTGAACCGTTTGCTGGAAGCGTTCTTGAATGAACTGCTTTCATCAACCACCACCACATCAAACGGCCATTTTGACCCGTAATTCTGCACCAACCAAGGCACGTTTTCACGGTTGATAACGTACACATCAGCATCGACACTGAGAGCCGATCTGCGGACCTTCTCTGCACCAGTGCAGACCGACACCCGCAAATGATTGAGATGCACCCACAGCCGCGTCTCCTGCGCCCACACGCTGTTTGCAACGCGCAAAGGGGCAATGACCAAGACCTTGTTGGCGGTAAAACCGTCAAGCATGTCGCTGATTGCGGTAAGCGTGGACACGCTCTTTCCTAGACCCATCTCCAACGCCAACATGCAACGCTGCTCGCTCAGTATAAAATCAACAGCCTTGCGCTGATACGCGTGAAGATTATGGCGTGAAAGCACGGGCGTCCTCCATGCTGTCGATCACGCGCACATCGCAACCCAGCGCCCTGCGGCGCTCATGGTCGCGGTGCTGTAATTCCGTCGGCTTTTTGCCGGGGGCTTTCACCTCAACAAAGATGATCCGACCACCGGGCAGTGTGACAATGCGATCAGGCACAGATCGCTTTGTTGGGGACGTAAACTTTTCGCACGTCCCGCCCAACACCTTGACGCGCTGCACCAGCGCCCGTTCAACATCTCGCTCAAGCATCATTCACTCCTAATTGCTTGAACACCATTTTCGCCATCCCGACATATCGCTCAAAATCAACGTCGTCTGGAAACACGCCTGGCAGATCGAGGCACGGCATCGCACCATCGCTCTGCGGAACCTTGTTGCTGTTCTTGGCGTAGTTGATTGTTTCGTCAGGGCTGACGGATGTGCTGTAATAAAACCGAACAGCCTTACCGAGTGACTGGTCGCGCCATGTCGCTCCACCAGTGACCTTGCGCAGCATGATTAGCTTTCGCATGTCCTGACATGAGCGGATCACGTCTTTGTAATTACCCGACCCAGACAGGTGTGCCGCTACTGCATCCGACACAATTTCAAACTGAGGGTTTTTCATCAGCCCGGCTTGTGCGAATGCGCCTTTGCGCTTGGCGGTTCCGTCAGGCTTAACGGCAATATAATTATTTACGTCTCGATTGTGCAAAGACAGATAATCGCTGCGCTCCAACTCGTAAGACGTGTCCAACTCCCAATCAAACATCACCTGCGCCAAGTCAGGCTCAAGGCGCTTGTGCGCAAAGACCACGATCCCGTCGGTATTGGCGCTGACAACCTTTGCCCCAACACCCTCAACACGTTCGATCAACATCAACAGCGCAAGCTGACCAGTTATCGTTGTCTGGATCAGTAGGTTTGGGGCATACAGCGTTGAATACTTGCTGCCCAACTTTCCAAACGACCCATTGACGACAATCTTGAGAGTGCTTGCGGTCACTGTATCGCCAGCGCGCTTGGCCTTGATGCGTCGATCAACAATCGACTGATATACGCGCGTAAAGTTGTCGCCCATGCTGTCTGGCGCAATGTCTTGTTGTAGAATGATCGAAGGGTAATAGGACGCAACGTCAAAGTCGGCCAGCATGTGATCCGATCCAGCGTAAACGCTCTGTCCCTTTTCGCATGAGTGTAGACCGCCAACACCCATTTGATATTCACCATCGCCGATCTTGATCTTGGTATCTTTGAGCCAATCAGGCATTTTGATTGACCCGTTGCCGCTTATCTCAAACCGATGCGCGATCAGGCGTGCCAGCACATCGCGCAGCGTCGGGCCGTTGAATGTGATGATCTTCGGATCAAGATACCGGAATGTCTCATCTTCGCTGATCTTCGGCACGCGCAACGTCTTGCCGCTTACATCCTCAACCTCGGACTTCAACACAGCCTCGGCGATCTGCGCATCTGACTTTGACCGCAGATCGACACTATATTCCCGGCTCATGTCAACGCGCAGCGCCACTTGCTTTTCTACCGTTTGATACAGCGCATCAGTTACGCGCAGATCATTCACGCAATACTTCTTCAACACTTCTCGCTGATCCGGCGCAATGCTTGCATTTGGTTCTATGGGCAAGTCTTGCAGCTTCGGGTATCCGAGCCTGCCAGCATATACTTTGAGGCTGGCCTGACCTGGCACAACGTCGAAGATGTCAATGTGGTCCCACTTCTGCGGAATTTCGATGCCGTGTTCTTTGCAGACGCGCCAGCTTGGAAGGTTGCTTTTGATGATCGCATCACTGATGCGCTTCAACTCTCCACAGTTGCGGTTTTCCAGCGCACCCGCAATCATCGGCAGGTCGTAGCTGTTCCCATTAAAGCTGATCGTCGTGTGGCTGCGCATCAGATTCGACACCTTAGAAACATCAAGTTTCTTGTCGGTGTGCATTTCAAAAGACGCAACTTTTCCGCTTCCACGGTCCAAAAAACAAATCAAGAAATAGTCACGGTAACATTCAACGTCGAGTATTAATGCCATGAGGGGTGGCCTCCATGTCTGGCGATGTGGTGAGGGGCGACCGAAGCCGCCCCGCTAGGTCTTACATGAAGTCGTCCATCTCGGCGTCGTCAAATACGTCAAAATCATCTGCGCTGGCGCTGACACCATCGGCAAACGGCTCGCCGTCCTTAAAGAATTGTACACCGAGCAGGTTGGCGTTGATGCGCTTCCCATACTGGTTGTCTTGCGCCCACAACTCAATCACCGCGTTGACGTAGCAACCCGCATAAATGCGGTTATCGTCTTCGGTCAGCGGTGAGCGGTCACGGTCCAACACCATCGGGCGTTTGCCGTTGGACGCCTTGATTGACATATGACCGGCGTAACCAGCGTAGTCGATGTCGTCGCCGTCCTTCAGGCAAATCTTGTCAGCCTTTAGCTTTGCGCCTTTCAGCCGATCAGCGATCAAACCTTCAATCGCCTTTTCAATTTCGGCGATCTTGTCTGCCTGCGTATCTTTGTCAATCAGGAACGTGCCTTCAAACTTTGTTTCTTCGCCAGAAAACGTGGCTTTGCGGAACAAAGACGGAAACGAGAGGCGCACGTTGTTCAATTTGATCTTCGACATTTTACTTTTCCTTTCAGGGTTTTTGCGCTGCGTTTTGCAGCGTTCTTGCACAATACATTTCGATTTTAACCAGTGCAATCACTAAAATCGTTTTCTGATACACCCAACGCTGGGCGCGGATCAGATGACTTTGCCAATGTTGGTGCGCCGCTTGGCTTCACAATCAAGTCGGCAACATCTGATGCGCGTTTCTTGCCCAACGCCTTTTCAGCTTGTGCAGGGCTGATGATCTTGCGCGGCGCAAAGGCATTGTCGTCAAGCATATCAACCAGTCTCGCTTCTGCATTGCGCTCATCTGACCAGCGGCGATTGCTTCGCCCCTCAACCAGCTTGTACCCATCAAAGCTGCCACCATCGGTAAGACGATCTTTGACAAGGGTTTCAATAGCCGACAACCAGCTTTCGATCAGAGGCTTTGCGTCAAGGGCTGTCCGCATCTGCGCATCAGTAAGCGTGTTGGCCTTGGGCATGTTGTCTAGGTCATCAAATTCAGACAAGATCACCGCTTCAGTCATGTCGCGTAGGGCTTGGCATGATGCCTTGGCACGGCAGAACCGACATTGCTTTTCGCCGGGTACGCGCGGTGCATCATCTTCGGCTGTTTCTTCGGCGCGTTGCTTTGCCCATTCAGCCCACCGCAACAGGGCGTCAATGCTGATTTCCCATTCGCTGATGTGGTCAAGGCGCGGTTGCACAATGCTGATGCGGGCAGTGTGTATGTCACCGATCCAACTGTTCTCAGCGTATGCGCCCAGCGCGTAAAGCATCCCCTGCGGGTTTTCTTCGGCATCTACGCGCACACCCATGCCGTACTTAAGGTCGCAGACGTGGATCACACCATCCTTGATAATGACCGCATCAGCAGTGCCGAAACCACCCTCAACCCAATCGGCGTAACTGACGCGCTGTTCAATCTCGAACAAATCAGCACCTTTGGCGGCTTGATTGACGTAATCAACGTACACGCGCACAAAGTCAGCCATTTCGGTGTTTTCATAAAGGTCAAGCCATTCGTGGGATTTGATGTGCGCGTAGCGATCAAAGTCGTCGCCATCAACATGCTCCGGTGGAAGGTGTGCCATGCGCAAAGCCATTTCGGCCAACTCATGCGCCTCAGTACCTTCGGCTGCGAACGGGCTTGTTGTGTTGGGAATGTCGCGTTCAGCTTCAACGCTGCCGGGACATACAAGCCAGCGGTGCGCGTTGGACGCGCCAAGCGTCGCGTGCGCAGTCATTGATCTGCACCCAGCGATGTGACCCAGCCGTAAAACGCAACTGCGTTGCCCGCATCGAGGTCTTGGATTTTCGTCACGCCAAACCCAGCCAGCTTGTCTCGGATCGCGTCTTTATGACCAGATCGCGCAGCCTTGAGCGTGGCGTCTTTAAGGTCTTGGGCGTTTGGGGTTTTTTGTGTCAGTGTTTGATCGCCTGGCTTCGGTGTCGGTGTCAGCGTTGACGCATCGTCGTTTGACGTCGGCGTGTTTGACTGGGCTTCAATCACCGCCGTCAGCTTTTCAACGGCATCTGTTAGGGCTGCGATTTTCTGTTCAAGCATTTTAGGTTTCCTCTTGTTGCGATAACCGGTTTATTACTATACGTTACGCGACAATGCAACACGAAAGGAAACGAAATGCTGCGATCCAGTGAACTGGCCGAACACCTCGGCCTGACCAAGAACAAAATCATCCAGCTTGCCAACAACGGTGAAATCCCCGCGATCAGGCTTCCAAGCGGGCATTATCGCTTTGACGCAGACGCAGTGGTTGAGGCGTTGCGCACAGGTGGCAGCAAGAATGATGATTAAATTCACTTACTGTAAAAACTTCGCTCATGCCGAAACCAAGGAAGTCGAGTGGGACGATTTTTCCCGCGTCGCCGTCAAGTCGGTCGGGTTTGACACCAAAGAACAAAGCATCCAGCGCGCGGCCATTGTCGGAGGCGTTCGCGCTGATGAAACTGCTGGGCGGGCTGAAAACATAGCCGCCCGCACAATGGCGTCGCTTGATTATGATGATCTGCCGGCTGGCACGACAATCGAAGATGTAGAACTGGCATTATCACTCAGCCTTGATTGCGCATTCACAGCTTACAGCACTTTTCGGCACGCGCCGAATGTGCCGCGCTTTCGTGTATTTGTCCCGCTGTCGCGGCCAGTTGCGCCGGATGAATATCCGTCGATTGTTGACGCTATTGCTCATACCATTGGCCTCAGCGGCCTTGATGACTGCTCATACACCGTCAATCAAATCATGTTTTTGGCGTCTCACAAGCACGGCACAGAACCTTGGAGTTTGTCGCAAGACGGCGAGCCTTGGGGCGTGGCAGATGCGCCTGTTGGCGGGATTGTGCGGGCCGAGCGTGAAGACGACGATCTAAGTATAGCAGTCATCAATCAGCCGCTGGACATTACGCCAGATGAGGTTGACGCGATCTTGGAAAACCACCCGCCGCATGATCTGGATTATGATGATTGGTTGCGTGTGGGAATGGCGATCTACCACCAAACAGAAGGGCGTGGTTACGAAAAATGGCTGCGGTGGTCAGAACAGTCGCCCAAGCACGACGCCCGCCAAATGAAAACCAAGTGGCGCAGCTTTGGGGGATCATCAAACCCAGTCACTATGCGGTCAATCATCAAAGCAACAGGCGGGATGGCCAAAGGCGCGGTCGTCACTGCTGACAGCGATGTTGCTTTGTCTTTGGAAGCTGAGGCCGAGCAAGTCTCTGATCGCGGGACTTACTCGGCGTTCAAAAAGCGTGTTCAGGCGCTTAACGAAATACAGCTTTCGCCGGATATTAGATCGCTTTTAGCCAAAACCGTTCACGAGGTCTACGCCAAAGATGCTGGTATGGGGCTGCGTGAAGTAAAGGCGTCATTCAAGCCGATCAAGGCTAGTCGCTGGGCAGCTGGCGCAGATGGTGATACCGTTGAAATGCCAGAATGGCTTGATGGGTGGTGTTATCACACTGCCGACAATCTTTTCGTGAATGTTGAAAACCCGGCGCTGGCAATAAATGACCGTGGGTTCAACGCGAAGTTTGCCCACAAACAAGATGTCATCGCAGCCGAAATGTCGGCGTCCGATTACGCGATAAGGCACATTCACATTCCAACAGTGGACCGCTTGTTTTTCATGCCTGACACGGCTGAATTGTTTTGTGAGCGCAACGGCTTTCAAGCCCTTAATACATACCGTCGTAAAGGTGTGACCCCATGTGAGACACTTGAGGGTGACACAGACGCGCAAATGGTTGTTGATCTGTTCATGCAGCATCTGGCGTGGACATTCCCCAAAGAAGAAGAACAACGCCTTGTTCTTGATTGGATGGCGCATGTTTACCAAAACCCCGGCCAGCGGGTGAATTGGGCGCTGCTGATCTGGGGCATACCGGGATCAGGGAAGACGCTTCTGTTTAACATCTTGCAACGTGTGATCGGACCAGAAAACACGAAAGACGTGTCACCAAGCAGCATCAAGACAGACTACAATGACTGGGCTGTCGGTGGGATCGTCGGTTGCATCGAGGAAATTCGGATCAGCGGCCAGAGCAAGTGGGCGGTGATGGATATTATGAAGCCGGCAATAACCAACGACTTTTTGGCAATCAACCCGAAGGGAAAGACGTCATACTCAGGCGCTCCAAACTTTTGCTCATACATGATGTTGACCAACCACCAAGACGCGATTCCGGTGAACGACGCGGACAGGCGGTTCTGCGTTCTTTTTTCTGCACACAACGACACGCAGGCAATGGAGGCCACACACGGCGGGCCAGAGGGCTTGGCGGCGTATTTCAGGTCTCTTTTTGATGGGTGCGTAAACCGCCGACCAGACGCTATGGCGCGGCTCCTGGCGGACCATAAAATCTCCCCAACATTCGATCACAAGGGGCGCGCGCCGAGGACTGAGGCGTTCAAGAAAATGGTGGATGCCAACGTCTCTGATGAGCATCAAATCATCTTGGATATGATCGAAGACCACCAATCGGATATACTTAACGACAGGATCATTTGCGTCACCGAGTTGCGCGCACAGGCGGCGATGAACGCCGAGTCCGAGTTACCCACCGGGCGGGCGCTGGGGCAGATTTTGAGGGAAATGGGTTACCAACCCGTAGGCCCCAAATACTATCGGGTTCGGGGCCTGAAGCACTTTGTTTGGGTCAGATCGGGGCGCATTGACGAGGATGAAGCGAAAAATCTGGTCAGGGGGTTCTACGACACTGCCTCAGATTTTGCAGATGTTCCGTTCTGAGGCCCCGAAAACCCCAAACAGGCCCCGAAACAGGCCCCGAAGTTGATTGTTTCGGGGCCTGATTTTTTCTTTTGTTTTCTTATGTTTATAGCTCTAGGCCCCGAAAGCCTCGAAAAAAGTAAGTAGTAGTATAAAAGTAATTTAATTTTAAAATTTGTGTTTTCACACAGTGTAAAATTTAAAGTTAATATTAGAACTGCGCTGACCGGGGATTTTCGGGGCTTTCGGGGCTTCGGGGCCTGCTGGTCGCTTTTCGCATGTTTTTATGGTCGCACAAAAATCTTGGAAGGTGACACTCAGTTTTTGGTTGTCAAAACTCAAATGTTGCGTATCGTACGCCTGCGCGACCTAGCCCCGATCAGGCGAACATCGGACCTCCCACCGACTGGTCGTGCATCACACTTTGGGAAAGCGAAAGGGAAACGCTATGACAAACAAACGAACTCAAATTCTCGAAGACGCGTCACGCCTTATCAGCGGCGACAGAGAAGCGGCGTATGGGCCACCTGCCGAAAACTTTGAACGCGTTGCCGCCGGGTGGCGGGTCATCCTTGGCGCAGACGTAACGCCGTCTCAGGTCGCCTTGTGCCTCGCATGGCTAAAGACGGCGCGCTTGGTCAACACGCCGACCCACGAGGACAGCTTTGTTGATATGGCTGGCTATGCGGCCTTAGCTGGCGAATTGGCGGAGTAACGCACATGCTTATATCCCAAACACGCACCCCCGTGCCACCCGCGCAACCCGCCAAGCGCCGACCGATGACCGAGGACGAACTGATCGCCGCCATGAAGGAGGACGCTAAGGAAATCGCCAAGCGACACCACCGCGAACGACCACCATCCCAACAAGCGCGAGGGCCAATAGCAGAGCACAAGATTTACGACTTCATCGCACAGAACCCAAATTGCAGCGTGCTTGACATCGCGGCACACTTCGACAGGCAGTCCAAATCTATATCCAGTCTGCTGTCGCGCATGGAGGGCCGCAATGCGATCAAGGCAACGATGGGCAAAAACCCAGCAACAGGCCGACCAATTCGCTTGTTTAAGATCGTGCCGGAAAAGAAGATCGACAGACAGCGCGTGTCGCAAACCAAAGCAGTCTTTGATTACATCAAAGCAAATCCTGGTTGCAGCAAGGCCGAAATGGCCGCAGGGTTAAATCTGAGCACCAAACAGATCGAAGGCGCGCTGACCAACATGGGACGTTACAAAGACCGCTTTCCGATCCGGCGCGAGTACGAAAACGGCAAGCGGTCGGCGGTGCGTGTCTGGGCAACGGAGGCCGTGCAATGACCAAACAGGCAAAGCGCGGGCGAAAAGGCACGCGAAAATCACTCACTGCAATCGTCGAACGCCTTGGCCTGACGCACGCGCGAACAAAGGCCGAAGCCGTCCGTAAATCAAAGAAGTACGCAAAACAAAAGGCCGCGCAATGACCCTGCCCGAAGGACGCCAGCCCATAGAGGCGCAGGACATGGCAAAGCTGCACCTGTCAACTTGGCGGCAGGAGGTCGAGCAGTTGCGGGCCGAGAACGAACGGCTGCGGGAAATTGCTACAAGGGCGCTAGGCGAGTGGGAAGAGTGGGTTGAGGATCAGCTTGCAGGCACCAGCATGTTTGCGGACGCAATCTCAGAAGTGCGGGAAGCCCGCGCCGCGCTACAGCAGGAGGCCAAGCCATGACCACCACAACCCGCATCATCCGCGCGGCCATTCCCGGCGAGAGCAGCAGCGCATACGGATACGTTGCCCTTGTCACCATGCCAGCACCGCCTTGGGAGCAGCCCGTCACGAAGGACGAGGCATGGAAGCAAGCCCGCGAACTTGGCGCGTATGTCCGAACAGATCACAGGGAACCGAAACGGAAAGTGAAAGCATAATGACCGACACGCAAGCGCAGATCGTCATAGCAATGCGGCGCAGCAATACAGCGATGACGCAAGCCGAAATCGCCAAAGTCACAAACCTAGATGCAGGGCAGGTTCTTAGCGACGTGCTAGCCCTTGGGGCTGCGGGATACATCCGCAAGGCAGGCAGCTTCTACGCGCTTATCAGGGCGCGAAGGTAATGGATAGCCCAGCGGGCGGTGGCGAGGCGGTCGCAAAAGTCATGGTTCGTTCATGGTGCCTCTAACACCCGCAGCCACGGCCCGGTCCCAATGCGACCTTCTTCCTGCTGGGTGACGTGGCAATCAACACATGATAGGATTAACGACATGACACAATGGCCCGCAGACAAACCAGAACGGCGCAAGGTCTCAGACCTGACGCCATACGCGCGCAACAGCCGAACCCACAGCGATGAGCAGGTGGCGCAGATCGCCGCCAGCATTAAGGAGTGGGGCTTCACAACGCCCGTTCTAATCGACCCTGACGGCGGCATCATCGCAGGGCATGGCCGCGTTATGGCCGCACAGCGCCTTGGGCTGGAGGACGTGCCTTGCATCATCGCACAGGGGTGGAGCGATGCGCAAAAGCGGGCTTACGTCATCGCGGACAACAAGCTGGCTCTCAATGCCGGGTGGGATAATGAAATGCTCGCCGTGGAGTTTGGCGAACTCAAAGACCTTGATTTTGATCTTAGCCTGACTGGCTTTGAGATGGACGAAATTGACGCTCTATTTCCAGAGGATGTCACAGAAGGGCTGACTGACGAGGACGCGGTGCCGGAGGCACCAGAGGCGCCCGTTACGGTCGAGGGCGATGTGTGGGTGCTGGGGCGGCATCGGCTGATGTGCGGGGATAGCACGAGCATTGATGCGGTGGAGCGGTTGATGGATGGCATGAAGGCGGACATGGTTTTCACCGATCCGCCTTATGGGGTAGAGTATCAAAGCAATAAAAGGACAAAGAGCGCCAAGTTTGACGTGCTAAAAAACGACGACATGTTCTTGGACATCGCTCCGATCATTGAGGCATGTTCCACTGGGTGGGTCTTTGTTTGGACAAGCTGGAAGGTTCAAACCAAATGGATCGACCAGTTTCAATCTATGGGCTATCCGACAAACATTGTCGTCTGGCACAAGCCCGGCGGCGGCATAGGCGACTTGAAAAAGACGTTTTTCAGCGATTACGAAATCGCGCTGGTCTGGCATCGTGGCGCTGAGCTGTGCGGCAAGCGGATCGGCAGCGTTTGGACAGTGAACAAGGACGGCGCATCAACCTATGTTCACCCAACGCAAAAGCCCGTTGCGCTGGCAGAGGAGGCGCTCGACAAGACAACGCGCGCATCTGCCGTTATCATGGACCTTTTCGGCGGCAGCGGCTCCACCCTAATCGCTTGCGAAAAGACAGCCCGCGACTGCCGCATGATGGAACTCGACCCCAAGTATTGCGACGTCATCATCAAACGCTGGCAGGACTTCACAGGCCAACAAGCCACCCTTGAGGCAACAGGCCAGACATACGACGAACTCAAGGATGAGCGGGAGGCCGCGTGATGCCAGCCAAAGCACCGACAACCCGCAAGCCCGCCGCCGAGCGCAAAAAGACTGGACCCAAAGGGCCGATGAAGCCAATGGCCGACAAGGAGTTTGAGCAGCTTATCAACATGATCCGCATCCAGTGCACGGCAGAGGAAATCAGCGACGTTCTGGGGATGAGCGAGGACACGCTTGGGCGCCGAATTGCCGAGCGAAAGATCGATGGCGTCTCAAACTTTGCGGACCTCTATAAAAAACACCAGGGCGAGGGGAAGGCTTCGCTGCGCCGCGCACAGTGGAAAGCCGCCCAGGATGGAAACCCGACGATGCTCGTTTGGCTTGGCAAGCAGATGCTCGGCCAGAAGGACAAGCAGGAACTTTCCGGCCCGAATGGCGGTGCAATCCCGGTCGAGATCAAGCGCACCATCGTTGACCCGAAGGCATGAAGCTGAACATCCAGACACCGCGCTGGGCGGCACCGATCCTTGACCGCGAGAACGCCCGCTATATCGGTGCCTTCGGAGGACGCGGCTCTGGAAAATCGTGGTTCTTCGCCGAGTGGATCGTCGAACGCTGCGTGATGCGTCGCACCGACGTGGTCTGCGTGCGCGAGGTGCAGAAGTCGCTCAAGCAGTCGGTCAAGAAGCTGATCGAGAACAAGATCGAGGAACTGGGCGTCGGCCACCTGTTTGACATCCAGCAGTCCGAGATCAAGTGCCCTCACGGTGGGGTGATCATCTTTCAGGGCATGCAGAACCACACGGCCGACAGCATCAAGTCGCTGGAAGGCTTCGACATTGCTTGGGTGGAGGAAGCGCAGTCGATCAGCCAGTTTTCGCTGGACCTGCTGCGCCCGACAATCCGCAAGCCCGGCTCGCAGTTGGTGTTCTCATGGAACCCGCGATACGACACAGACCCGATTGAGGTTCTGCTGCGTGGCGAGAACGCGCCGCCTGACAGCGTGGTGGTTGATGTCAACTATGCCGACAATCCGTGGTTTCCAGACGTTCTGCGCGAAGAGATGGAATACGACAAGCGCCGCGATCCTGACAAATACCTGCACGTCTGGAAGGGCGAATACGTCCGCAACAGCGAGACGCGCGTGTTCAAGAACTGGACCATCGAGGAGTTCGACGCGCCTGGCGATGCGATCCACCGGCTTGGCGCTGACTGGGGCTTTGCCGCCGACCCGACAGTCGGCATCCGCTGCCACATCATCGGTCGCAAGCTGTTCATCGACTGGGAGGCCTACCAGATCGGCTGCGAGATCGTGGACACGCCTTCGCTGTTCATGTCGATCCCAGAGGCGGAGAGTTGGCCGATGGTGGCCGACAGCGCGCGCCCGGAAACCATCAGCCACATGCGCAAGAACGGCTTTCCCAAGATCATGCCTGCGGTCAAAGGCCCGAAGTCGGTCGAGGAGGGCATTGAGTGGCTCAAGTCGTTCGACATCATCGTTCACCCGCGCTGCCAGCACACGATCGACGAACTGACGCTCTACAGCTACAAGACCGACCCGACCACGAACAAGGTTTTGCCGATCCTTGAGGACAAGCACAACCACGTCATCGACGCCCTGCGCTATGCCTGCGAAGGCGCTCGGAGGGCGAACAATACCAAGCCAAAAGTGGCTCGCCCGGTCGCCAGCGTGATGCCCATCGCTCGGTGATTGTTTTTCGCGCAACTTACCCCTATAATTCGGGCAAATTATCTTGCGAGGCGAACCCGTGGCGCGATTGACCAAAGAGCAGAGACTGGCGAACGTCCATCAGGAAGCCCTGGAGGAGTTCGACAACATCCAGTCCGCGATGCACGACGAGCGTCTGCAGTGCCTGCAAGATCGCCGCTTTTACTCGATCTCTGGTGCCCAGTGGGAAGGCGCTCTTGGTGACCAGTTCGAGAACAAGCCCAAGTTCGAGGTCAACAAGGTCCACCTTTCGGTGATGCGGATCATCAACGAATACCGCAACAACCGGATCACGGTTGATTTCATCAGCAAGGAAGGCGACGAGGATGATCGCCTAGCCGATGCTTGCGACGGCCTCTATCGCGCCGACGAAGAGGACAGCGTGGCAGACGAGGCCTACGACAACGCCTTCGAGGAAGCGGTGGGCGGTGGCTTTGGTGCCTGGCGCCTACGGAACGAATACGAGGACGAATACGACGACGAGGACGACCGCCAGCGGATCAGGATCGAGCCGATCTACGACGCTGACAGTTCGGTGTTCTTTGATCTGAACGCCAAGCGCCAGGACAAGAGCGACGCGCGTTCGTGCTACGTCCTGACCGCGATGACGCGCGAGACCTACAAGCAGCAGTTCAACGACGATCCGACCACCTGGCCGAAGGACATCAGCGACACCGAGTTCGACTGGTCGACGCCGGACATGGTCTACATCGCCGAGGTCTACAAGGTCGAGGAGCGCAACGAGACGATCCGCATCTTCCAGACCATCGACGGCGAGGAGGAGCGCTACAGCGAGGCGGACTTTGAGAACGACGAGGCGCTTGAAGAAACGCTCGCGGCTGTCGGCACGATCGAGGTGCGCCAGAAGCGGGTGAAGCGCCGCAAGGTCCACAAATACCTGATGAGCGGCGGCGGCGTCCTTGAGGATTATGGCTACATCGCCGGGACCGAGATCCCCATCGTGCCGGTCTATGGCAAGCGCTGGTTCGTGGACAACGTCGAGCGGTGCATGGGGCATGTGCGCCTGGCCAAGGACGCCCAGCGCCTCAAGAACATGCAGCTTTCCAAGCTGGGCGAAATCAGCGCATTGACGCCGATTGAGAAGCCGATCTTCATGCCCGAGCAGGTTGCTGGCCACGAAATGATGTGGGCCGAGGACAACCTGAAGAACTATCCCTACTTGCTGGTCAACCCAGTGCAGGACGCCAACGGCAACGAACTAGCGTCCGGCGCGATTGGCTACACCAAGCCGCCGCAAATTCCGCAGGCGATGGCTGCGCTCTTGCAGATTACCGAGCAGGACATGCAGGACATTCTGGGCAAGCAGGAAGCCGGTGAAGAAATCGCGCCCAACATCAGCGGCAAGGCAATAGAACTGATCCAGTCGCGCCTGGACATGCAGTCGTTCATTTACATGAGCAACATGTCCAAGGCTGTGAAGCGCTCGGGCGAAATCTGGCTTTCAATGGCGCGGGACATTCTGGTTGAACCAGGCCGCAAGATGAAGGCCGTCGGCACGCAGGGCGAACTGTCCACGATTGAACTGGGCCGCCCGGTGCTGAATGAAGAGACCGGCGAGATCGAATACGAGAACGATCTGTCGAACGCCAAGTTCGATGTGGCTGTTGACGTCGGGCCATCCTCGTCCTCGAAGCGCGCCGCAACGGTTCGCTCGCTGATGGGCATGATCCAACTGAGCCAAGACCCGGAAACCCGCATGGTTCTCACCGCGATGGCGATGACGAACATGGAGGGCGAGGGCATTTCGGAGGTACGCGACTTCTTCCGCCAGAAGCTGGTGCAGATGGGCGTGATCAAGCCGACCGAGCAAGAGGCCGAGGAAATGATGGTCGCCATGCAGAACCAGCAGCCCGACCCGCAGTCGCTCTACCTGCAGGCAGAGGCGACCAAGGCCCAGGCGCAGGCGGTCAAGGCGCAGGCCGACACAGAATACACGATGGCACGGGCCGAAGAGACCCGCGCCAAGACGATTGAGACACTGGCCTCAGTCGAGAACGATCAGCGCGAGAGCGCGGTCAAGACCGCGAAGAACCTGCAAGAGGTTGTGCAGGGCGCGCAAGGGATGCGGCAACCACCCAGCCGCACATAACGTGGGTGAGAAAATCACGAGGGTCTGATGACAAACATGGCAGAGGAAATCGACGAAGAAACCATCGCGGACGCTTTCGAGGCAGAGGAGCCGGAAACTGAACTTGAGGACGAGGCCGAAGAGGTCTCCGAAGACGAGGACAGCGACACCGAGGCCGAAGCCGAAGATGCTGACGAGGACGATGGTTTTGTCGCCGTGACCATTGGGGGGGAAGCGCCGCCTCCCGAAGATGAGGAATCCGAGCGTGCGCCTGAATGGGTGCGCGATCTTCGCAAGCAGTATCGTGAGGAAAAGCGTCGTAACAAGGAACTGCAAGAGCAACTGGCCAGGACATCGGGCGCGACCAAGGTCGCAGAACTCGGTGAAAAGCCAACGCTTGAGAAAGCCGATTACGACACCGAGCGATATGAGACGGAACTCGCTGCGTGGTATGAGCGGAAGCGCAAGCACGACGAGGTAGAAGCGACACGACGGGCCGAGGCAGACGCCGTGGAACGTGAGTGGAAGCAGAAGCTGGAAGGCTATCAGTCTGCGAAAGCAACGCTGAAAGTTCGTGATTACGATGAAGCGGAAGACGTCGTTCAAGACGCCTTCAATGTCACGCAACAGGGCATGATCCTGCAAGGGGCAGAAAACCCCGCTCTGCTGGTTTACGCGCTGGGCAAGAACTCAAAACGTGCGAAGGAACTCGCCTCGATTAAAGACCCGGTGAAGTTCGCTTTCGCAGTGGCCAGATTGGAGACGCAATTGAAAGTCACGAAGCGCAAAGCAACCTCGAAACCCGAACCGAAGGTGTCCGGCACAGGCCGCATCTCCGGGGCGGTTGACAGCACCCTGGAACGTCTGAGAGCCGATGCTGAAAGGACTGGAGACTATTCAAAGGTTTTCCAGTATAAGAAGCAGAAGCGATCAGCATAAAGCAAATGGAGCAGCCCAATGGCTAATGCTTTCTCGAAAGAAGAGCGCGTCGCGTTCGAAAACATCCTTGAGGGTTTCAACGACGCCCTCGTTATGTCGCGCAATGTCTCGGTCTACAATACCGATGGCTCGATGATGGAGCGTACCAACGACGTGATCTGGCGTCCGCAGCCCTACATCGCCACCTCGATCAACGGCGCACCCCGGACGGACATCTCGTCCAACTTCATCGACTTCACGCAGCTTGCTGTTCCGGCGTCGCTCGGCTTCAACAAGACCGTGCCGTTCACTTTGGACGCCAAGGAACTGCGTGACCAGCTTCAGGAAGGTCGCCTCGGCGATGCTGCCAAGCAGAAGCTGGCGTCGGACATCAACGTCGCAATCATGAACGTGGCTGCAAACCAGTCCACGGTTGTGGTGGCTCGCTCGACCGCTGCCGGTGGCTATGCCGACGTGGCCGAGTGCGACGCTGCGTTCAACGAACTCGGTGTCCAGATGTTCGACCGCTATCTCGCGCTGTCCTCGCGCAGCTACAACGGGATGGCCTCGGACCTCGCAGGCCGCGAGACGATGACAGGCAAGCCTACCACCGCTTACGAGCGTTCGTTCGTGGGCACCGTCGCTGGCTTCGAAACCTACAAGATGGACTATGCCAACCGCATTCTGGGCAACACGACCCCGAGCGGCGACATCACCATCAACGGTGCGGGCCAGTATTACACCCCGGCTGCGACTTCGACCGCAGGCACGGGTGAGACGGCGAACGTCGACAACCGCTACCAGTCGCTTGATGTGACCCTGGCGGCTGGCGCTGTTCTGAACGTTGGTGATGCTCTCAAGATCGATGGCGTGAACTCGGTTCACCACATCACCAAGGGCGACACCGGCCAGCAGAAGACCTTCCGCGTGATCTCGATCACGTCGGGCGGTGGCACGGCGGGCAACAACACCATCGTGATCTCGCCTCCGATTATCTCGAACGGCGGCGCGACCGATGCAGAAGCCCAATACCAGAACGTCACGGCCACCCCGGCCAACGGCGCGACGGTAGACGTGATCAACGTGGATGCGGCCGACATCAACGTGTTCTGGCAGAAAGACGCGCTTGAAATCCTGCCGGGCCGCTACGCAATGCCCGCCAACGCTGGCGCGGAAATCATGCGTGGCGCGACCGATCAGGGTCTCGAACTGGTCATGCAGAAGTTCTACGACATCAACACCGCCGTCACGAAGTATCGCCTTGATACCTTCTTCGGCGTGGTGAACAAGCAGCCGGAAATGTCCGGCATCATGCTGTTCAACCAGGTGCCGTGATCTTTCGGGGAGGCGGGGCAACTCGCCTCCCCATCACCTTGAACGAGGGACAGTTCTATGACCACGATGCTTTATCAGTCTCCGGGACCGAAAACCCGGCCCGACGGCACCTACGGAGGCCTGATTTTTAATGACGGCGATGTTGAGGCAGCGCTCGCAGCCGGGTGGCACAAGACGCCGCGCGAAGCGATTGAAGCAGCCTCCAAGCCCGTCGAGGAAAAGCCCAAGCGCGGGCGCAAGCGCGCTCGGACGGACGAGGAATAATCATGGCCTACACGAAGCGCGACATCATCAACATGGCTTTCGAGGAAATCGGGCTGGCAGGTTACGTGTTTGATCTGCAGCCGCAGCAGCTTGAAGGCGCGCTTCGTCGGCTGGACGCCATGATGGCCACATGGAACGGCAAGGGCATTCGCCTGGGCTATCCGCTGCCGTCCTCGCCGGGCGCAAGCGATCTGGATCAGGAGACGGGAGTTTCCGATGAGGCGCTTGAGGCGATGGCGCTGAACCTCGCTGTGCGGATCGCACCGGGCTACGGCAAGACGGTCTCGCCAGACACCAAGGCCACGGCCAAGAACGCCTACAACCAGATCATCGCGCAGGCGGCCAAGCCGGTCGAAATGCAGCTTGATAGCATGGCGATCCCGGCTGGCGCTGGCGGCAAGGGCTGGCGCGACCGCAAAGACCCGTTCCTTCCTCACCCCATTGACCCGCTGACGGCTGGACCGGACAGCATCCTCGACTTGGAGTAAACCGATGACCAGCATCAACAAGCTATCCTCTCTCGACACGCTCTCAGGCGGCGATCTGCTGGCCGTGTGGGCCACAGGCAATGGCGACACCCGCAAGGCATCCCTGACCCTGCTCACAAGCTACCTGCAGGGCGTTCTGTCGCTCCCTGGCGCTCTCAGCACGCAGTATGCTGCGCCCAGCGCCACCGCCTTCACGGTGACCGTCTCTGCGGCTGACACATGGCTGATCCTGACGCCCACTGGTGCCTTCGCTGCTGGCACGATCGTTCTGCCTTCTGCGCCGACCGACAAGGCTGTGGTCAACGTCAACAGCACTCAGGCGATCACGTCGCTGACGGTTTCGGCAGGCGGCACAACGGTGACCGGCGCGCCGACGACACTGGCGCAGAATGGCTTTTTCACCATGCGCTACGACGCAGCAACCTCCGCTTGGTATCGGACCGCATAGATGATGATCCCGATCCTCAATGGCATCTTCACCGACAGCAGCCCGAACTTCCGCACAAGCTATCCGGTGAACTTGGTTCCAGTTCCGAAGGCGACTGGGATTTCGGAGGGCTATCTGCGCCCTGCCGATGGGATCGTGAAAACTGGCGACGGCCCAGGTGCAAACCGTGGCGGCCTCAACTGGAACGGCGTGCTCTATCGCGTGATGGGCACCAAGCTGGTCACGGTGGCGCAGAACGGCACGGTCACGGTGATCGGCGACGTTGGCTCTGGTGGCCGCGTGACGATGACCTACAGCTTCGACTATCTGGCGGTGACGTCGGGTGGTCGGCTCTATCTCTACGACGGCACGACGCTGACGCAGGTCACCGATCCCGATCTTGGCGTTGCACTGTCGGTGGTGTGGGTCGATGGTTACTTCATGACCACCGATGGCGAGTTCCTTGTGATTACGGAACTGGCCAACCCGTTCGCGGTTGATCCGCTCAAGTATGGATCATCCGAGGCTGACCCTGATCCAGTCAAGGCGCTGCTCAAGCTGCGCAACGAGGTCTATGCCCTGAACCGGCACACGATCGAGGTGTTCGACAACACCGGACAGACGGGCTTTCCGTTCCAGCGCATCTCGGGCGCGCAAATCCAGAAGGGCACGCTCGGCACGCATACCTGCTGCGTGTTCGATGAAACGATCGCCTTTATGGGCAGCGGCGTGAACGAAAGCGTTTCGGTCTACATCGGGGCCAACGGCACGGCGCAAAAGATCGCCACCCGCGAGATCGAGGAAATCCTTGCGACCTACACCGAGGCGCAGCTTTCGACGGTGTTCATGCAGGAGCGGACCGAGGGCGCGCATCAGTTCCTCGAAATCCATTTGCCCGATCAGACCATCGTGTTCGACGCTGCGGCTTCGCAGGCTCTTGGCCAGCCGGTGTGGTTTATCCTGCGGTCCTCGCTGGTTGGTCTTGGCCGCTGGGAAGTGTGCGATGCGGTTTGGGCCTATGACCGCTGGAACGTCTGCAAGCCTGGCGAGACCGATGTGGGCTATCTGGACAAGAGCGTGGCGACACACTGGGGGCAGATTGTCGGCTGGGAGTTCGGCACGATGATCGCCCACAACGAAAGTCGCGGCGCGATATTCCACGAAATGGAACTGGTGGCTCTCACAGGCCGCGTGCAGCCCGGTGCTGACCCGACGGTGTGGACGTCCTACTCGGTCGATGGCCTGACTTACAGCGTGGAGAAGCCCGCACGGGTGGGCACGCTGGGGCAGTATGACAAGCGCGTGGTATGGCTGCAGCAGGGCCACATGCGGAACTGGCGCGTGCAGAAGTTCCGGGGCACCAGCGACGCCCAGCTTGCGATGGCACGATTGGAGGCGCGGCTTGAGCCGCTGAACTTCTGATGGCTGATCCAACACCGCTCAACCGAAACCAGATCGCCCGCTTCGTCGGAAATGACCCGGACTCAATCCGGGCGCTTGAGCGGCTGTTCGTGGTGGCTGGGCAACTGACGCCTGCGGACATTGCAACGCTGACGCAATTGATCCTCGACAACAGCTATGCGGTGGGCGCGGCGGACAACAAGGCAGAGGTGGCGCTGTCGAGCGCGACGACGGATTACATCGATCTGAACCGCTCCGCACCGCATGTCAGCCGCATCGCACGCTTGGCGTGGAATGATGCTGAGCAGACCGCCGACCTTGGCATGGACTATGGCGTGGTTCAGCAGATCGGCTTGGAGTATTACGCGCGGGTTGAGAATGCGACCGGCGTGACGATCCCCAATGGCTCGGTGGTGGGCTTTGCTGGTGTCAGCGGCAACAACGTGATCTCGGTCACGCCATATCTGGCGGATGGGTCGCAATCATCGCTCTACATTCTCGGCGTGCTGACGCATGATCTGCCCAACAGCGGCGAGGTTGGGTATTGCACCGTCTGGGGCCATGTGCGCGGCGTGGACACCAGCGCGTTTTTGGTCGGCGATATTCTCTATGCAAGCCCGACAGTGGCGGGCGGCTTTACGGCGACCAAGCCGACCGCGCCTGATAACGTGATCCCGGTGGCTTCTGTGCTGGCTGTCGATGCGACCGACGGCGAAATATTCGTGCGCCCAACCGTTGAGCAGCAGCAATTTTATGGCGAGTTCACCAAGACGACCGACCAGACACCGGCGGCGATCAACACGGCTTACGCACTGACATTCGACAACACCGAGATTGCAAACGGGGTGGCGATCGGGACGCCTGCTTCGCGCATCGTCGTGCCGGAGAGTGGTCTTTATCAATTCGATGTGACGATCCAAGTCACCAGCGGAAACACATCCGCAAAGAATGTCTGGTTGTGGTTTCGCAAGAATGGAACGGACGTGGCGAACAGCGCGCGCATCGTGACGATCAACATCAACAATGGCTATGTTCCGGTTTCACTGGCTGAGTTTTTCTCGCTGGCTGCCTCGGATTACATCGAGATCATGTTTGCGGCAGACGACACCAACGTGACCATCGACAATGTCGCATCAACCGCGTTTGCGCCTGCGGCTCCGGCCGTTGTTCTGGCGGTTTCGCAGGTTCAGCAATAGGAGACGAGAATGGCAGTCACACCCAAGGTTCTGATCCCGCCAAAGCAGGCCGAGGCTGCGCAGACGACGCAATACACCGCCGATGCGGTCAAGGCGATCATCGACAAGTTCACGGTCACCAACACCAGCGCGAACAACGTGACGATCTCGGTGAACCTGGTCAACTTCGGCGGCTCGGCTGGTGCATCCAACCTTGTGATCGACGCACGCACCATCGCGCCTGATGAGACCTACACTTGCCCGGAACTGATCGGCCAAGTGCTTGAGGCTGGGCAATTCATCTCGACGCTGGCCTCGGCCGCCACGTCGCTCACGATCCGCTGCTCTGGAAGGGAGGTCACCTGATGGACTACGAAGACATCGAAGTGTTCAGCGTCGGCATGAAGGTGCCCAGCGCCAAGGACAACAAGAAGAACAAGCAGATCGCCATTGATAGCTGGCAGTTTGGGCCTGAGAACCCGTCGCTTGATCCGAAGGCGAACAAAGCGTTCTGGGCTGATCTTGGCAAGGCGTGGGGCATGGGCGAGAAGGACGCGCGCCGCCGCATGTGCCTCAACTGCGAATACTTCTGCACCAGCCCGATGATGCAGGCCATGATGGAGGCGATCCCGGTCACCAATTACGACAGCGCCGGTGGCGGTCGCGGCTACTGCAAGAAGTTCGACTTCGTCTGCTCCGCGCTTCGTGCCTGCCAAGCATGGGAGGAAGATGACTGATGATTGACTGGTCCCGATACGCTGTTGGTGGCGCTGCGGCGCGCGAAGACAGCTTCACTGGTTTGCGTCCTGAAATGCAAGATCGCGTTGCCGCGATGTTGCAGGCTGCGGAGCAAGAATTGGGTCCGGGCGCCTTGCGCATTACATCTGCTTACCGTTCGCCGGAATTGCAGGCGCAGCTATATGCCGGCGCGCTTGAGCGTTACGGCTCGGAGGAAGAGGCGCGGCGATGGGTTGCGCCACCAGGAAGGTCGCAACACAATTTTGGCACCGCCGTTGACTTTGCAAATGCCGATGGTGGCTTGTTGCGCGATCCAAGCAGCCGCGAAGCACAATGGCTGCGCGAGAACGCTGCGCGCTTTGGGCTTGCTGTGCCGATGGATTGGGAGCCGTGGCAGGTTGAACTTGAAGGTGCGCGCAATCAGCCACTGCCTGCGTCTTACGATGATTTTCAGCTTCCAGATCAAACATCGCCTCTCGCGCCCCCGGCGCCGCAAGCTGGCGAAATGCAAGGCATGGCAAGCGGCTATCAGCCGCCGCGTGATGTGAATGATCTTTACACCGAGCGCGAGCAGATTGACCCGCTTTCGTTCTACAATCCGTTCGAAATTGCGGAGAGGTTCCGACTGCAATGACCAACCTTGCCGAAACAATCGAAATTTGCGATACTGGCGGCGCTGAGACGATAGCCCGCCAGCAGGCATGTTCCGCAGAGGGCGAGCCGGTGCAGATCAATCACGAAATCGCGGTAACGACGTCGCTGGATCAGATCGAAGCGATGATGCTTGCTGCGCCGCAAATTGATTGCCCTGTTCAGCATCACTTCGGCGTCGGCATTTACATGCGCGAGGCGTTCCTGCCCGCTGGCACCTATGTCATGGGACATGCCCACAAAGACGAGCACATGAACATCATGCTCAAGGGCAAGATGGCGGTCATCGTCAACGGCGAGGCCAAAGTGATCGAGGGGCCATACATCTTCACGGGCCAGCCCGGTCGCAAGTTTGCCTACATCATTGAGGATACGGTTTTCGTGAACGCTTATGCGACTGAAGAAACCGACATCGATAAGCTGGAAGAAATGTATGTGGACAAAAGCGATGCCTGGCATGACACGCATCAGCAGGCTTTGAATATGCAGGCGATTGACGCTGCCGTTCACAAATACCTTGGGGGATCGTTCTCATGAGCTGGGTCGCAGCAGCCGTCGTCGGCAGCACCGTTGTCAGTGGCGCAATTCAATCTAGATCGGCAAGCAAAGCAGCAGATGCGCAGACAGCTTCTGCCGAGGCTGGGATTGAGGAGCAGCGCCGCCAGTTTGATGCGGTCCAAGAACTGCTGGCTCCATTCGTCGGCGCAGGGACGACGGCGCTTGGGCAACAGGCCGCGCTTGTCGGCGTTGAGGGGCCAGAAGCGCAGCGAGCGGCCATTCAGGCGATTGAGCAGGGGCCGGAGTTTCAGGCGCTGACCCGTCAGGGCGAAGAGGCGATCTTGCAGAGCGCAGCGGCGACCGGCGGCTTGCGTGGCGGCAACATTCAAGGTGCGCTGGCGCAGTTTCGCCCGCAAATCCTCTCTGGGTTGATTGAGCAACAATATGGGCGGCTCGGAGGCTTGGCGGAGATGGGGCAGGCATCTGCTGCTGGTCAAGCGGCCTTTGGTCAGCAGACCGGCGCAAACATCTCCAACCTGATGCAGCAGCAGGGCGCGGCCCAAGCGGGATCGGCTCTGGCCCAAGGGCAGGCTTGGGGGAACGTCCTCGGCAGCGTCGGCACGCTTGCTGGTCGTGGCATGGCATATCAAGGCTTCACGCCTCAAGGCGCTTCTGCGCCTCTGACATTTGGTCAGGGCATGTTCTACGGCGGAGGGCGGTTCTGATGGTCAGGCCAATTGATTACACGATGGACGTTTTGAACCCGATTGAGGGCATGCTGCGCGGCTACTCTCTTGGGCGGCAAGACATCGAGCAGCGCCAAGTGATGCAAGAGCGCGAGCAGGTCATGGGCATTCGCGGCCAGCAGGAGGCCCGAGCGCAGCAGCAGGAGGCCCGAGCACAACAGCAGTTTGAGGCACAGCAGGCGGCAGCGGCTCGCAAGCGCGCCCAGGCGGCGGCGATGCAAGACCAACTGATGGGCCTGCGATCAATGGCTCTTGAAGGAAAGCTGACGTCAGAAGCGCTTGATCAGTTTGCCTTGGCAAACGCATCGACGTTTGATGAGTTCCGCAGCGCTTTTCAAAACCTTTCAGAACCGCGTCGGCAAGAAACCACTCAATTCAATTTGCAGCTTAACTCCAGCTTGCTTCGCGGCAACACCGACGTGGCCATGAGCATGCTGGACACGCGCATTGCGGCTGCGGAGAACGCGGGGACGCCTGAAGCTATGCGAGAAGCCGCTGCGTTGAAGGCTGTCCGAAGCGAGATAGAACTTGATCCGGTTGGTTTTGCTGGCGCCAATCTTGCAAACATGGCGGCGCAAGGGGCGATTGACAGCACGACGGCAAAGACATTTTTGGATAGCGTTGGGCAGGGTGAAGCGGTTTCGCCAATCGGCAAATTGCGCGCTGACCTTGACGCCGGTCGAATTACGCAGGAAGAGTTTGATGCTGCTACTGCAGAAAAAGGTCCGCTTGTTCAAAACATAATTGGCGATAGTGAGAGCACGCTCGCAAAAGAGCTTGCTAAGGGTCAAGCAACATCCATCAATGAAACAATTGACATCGGATCGTCGGCTTCCAGAAATATTGTGGAAATTGATAATCTTGAAAATATTTTGTCTGATGTTGCAACAGGAACAGGAGCTTCTGTTAAAGCCTATCTTGGTCGATATGGTATTGCAACAGAGGGTCTAGATCTCATTCAAGCTGCAGAAGCTGCAATCAATCGGCTTGTTCCGGCGCAGCGCCCTCCTGGGTCTGGCACAATGTCTGACGCTGACTTGGAATTGTTCAAGCGCTCTCTTCCTTCGCTGATAAACCAGACTGGCGGCAACCAGAAAATCATCGATACGATCCGTGCAATCAACGAATACGATGTTGCTCGCGCTATCATCGCTGGAAAAGTTTCTGATTGGGTGCTTACACCTAAAGAGGAACGTAAAGAATTAGAGGCTCAAGGTGTTATTATTAATCCATCAGATGGCCGAAAAGCTATGATGGAAATTCCGAACCCGCTTGAGGGTTTCAAAGCACCGCAAGGCGGAACTGCTCCTGCTGGCGGCGCACCTGCGCCCGCTGGCGATCAAAAGGCAGCATTTATGGCCGACCCGCGCGTGCAGGCATTGCCGGAAGCCCAGCGTGAGGTTGCGTGGGAGATTTATCAACAGCAGGTGAGCGAGTAATGGCGGACCTTGATCCTATCGCGCTGGCAACGGCAATTGCTGAAGCACAATCCAAAGCCGAAAAGCCTGGCGTCTTGTCTCGCCTATGGACTTCCATCGCGGGGTCTGATGCAGACCCAACAATCCCTGCAATGGTTGATGCCCGTCTTGGGCTTCCGCCTGCGAAGTCAGCACAAATGACAGCTTTGCTGGCGACAACGCGCAGCCCAGATCGGCTTCGCAGCGGCATTGCCAAGATTGAGCCAGATGCTGAATTTGGTGAAGACGATGCAGGTCGCTTGTTCGCGGTGCTTCCTGTGTATCGTGAAGGCAAAAAGACCGGTCAGTTCTCGCGGGTATATCCAAACGAGCCGGGCCTTGGCCTGACAGAAGCCATGCAGGCGTCTGGGGCCGTGGCGATGGCAACGCCTGTGGGGCGCGGGCTGCGCGCTCTGGGTGTGCCGACAACGGGTGCAGCTGGCGCTGCCGCCATTGGCGCGACAGAGGCTGCCTTGGTCGAGGGCGCAAGTTCAAGCCTGACGGGTGCGCCGTTTCAGGTGACTGACATTCCTCTCGGCGCTGCTGGCGGTGTTGCTGGTGAAAAGCTGTTTAATGTGGTCGGGTCACTTGTTTCTGCAGCGCGGCGATCTGGTCCTGAAGCTATTATTGGCCCTGATGGCAGGCTTTTGCCGGGGCCAGCGCGATTTGTTGAGCAGGCTGGTCTAAACCCGGATCAGGTGACAGAGGCGGTCGCGCGAGAAATACAGAAGCAGGTGCGATCCGGCATCGAGCCAGAAGCGGCGGCCGTTTCGGCAATGTCTCGTGGGCTTCCAGTTGAAGTCCCAATGACCAGGGGGCAAGTCACGGGCAGCAAAAGCCAGCAGCTTGCCGAGGACGTCATGGCCAGCGGAGGCATGGGCGGCGTTGCTGAGCAGAGAATGGGCGAGTTCCGCGCGGGGCAACAAGAGGCGTTGCGCGAAAACATCGGGGCTATTGCCGAAGGGCTGGCACCCGGCACGACGCCGATCAGCAAGGGCGAAGGCGGGGCGCTTGCTCAGGATGCTTTGGTTGCGGCGAGAGCGGGCGATCAGGCGCGCGCCAATGAACTTTATGCGCAGGCCCGGTCTTCTGGGTTTGCGGCTGTTGAGCCACAAGAAGCGCTGCGCATCACAGATGCGGCTCGCTCAACCTATCGAGAGGGTTTTGACCCGATCACTGCGCCGAAGATGGACCAGCTTCTTCTGCGGCTTGACGAAATCATGGAAAATGGCGGCGATGTTCAGTCACTGCAGACTTGGCGTCGTCAGGTCAGCAACCTGCGATCGGGCGAGCCTGATGTCGAAGGCGCTGCCGCTGGCGCTGTTCTTCGCCAGTTTGATGAACAGTTGAAAGATGCTGTCGATAATCAGCTTTTGATCGGCGACCAAGCCGCGGTTGACGCTTGGCAAAACGCGATCCGAAATTACGCTGAGTATGCCAGCACATGGAAAGATCGCGGCGGCATCCTGAACCTGCTGACGGAACAAACGACCCGTGACGGACAGCGTCAGTTGAGAGTTCCACCCGAAAGCGCTGCAAACGCGATCTTCACAATGACGGCATCGGGTCTGGCGAGAAAAACAGGCCTGCCCAGAGACTTGCTGACGTTGAAAAGCCAGCTTCGAGAGCCCGAGTGGAACGCTCTGCGCCAAGAGGCATTCACAAGGCTGATGGACACAACTCGCGGGGCGTTTCGCGGGGGCGAGCGGCAGTTCTCGGGCGTGACGTTTAAAAAGGCATTGGAAAACCTGCGGAATGACAACCCCGGCGTTATGAACGCGCTGTTTACCAGAGACGAACAGGCGCTGTTCAGCCAGTTTGCTGACGTGGCAGCCCGCGCGACGAACGTGGCGATCAACGCTTCGAACACCGCGAACACTGCGGCGGGTCTGATCCCAAGGATTGCATCCGCAATGGCCGCCACCGGTCCGGGCCAGTTTGCGATCAACAACTTCTTGGCAAAAGCCATTCAGCTGCCGTTCGGGGCCGCCAGGGCCGCGTCTGCAACGGCACAGCGAAATGCGCCTCGGCAGATCGTCGGCACGCCCAGAGCCGGTGCTGTGGGGGCAGGAACGGGGGCTGCGCTGTCGCAAGAGGAAGAACTTGGGCCGCGCATCCCAATCACTGGCCGCATGACGGTTGGTGGCCCGCAATGAACCTATCCAACACCCCGCATTTCGTGGTAAAAAACACGCGAGAGGAACGATAAATGGCCCTGACGCAACTCGCACCGCCCTATCCGATCTTCACCGATCGAGACGGATCGCCGCTCGACGCGGGGTTTCTCTATTTCGGCGTCGCTGGCCTCAATCCTGAAACCAATCCGATCCAGGTTTATTACGACATCAACCTGACGCAACCCGCTGCCCAGCCTCTGCGCACGTCCAACGGATATGTGATGCGCAACGGCGCGCCTGCGCTGATCTATGCCGACGCGCAGTTTTCGGTGACGGTGCGAGACAAGAACAGCCAGCTTGTGATCTACAGCCCGGTTGGGTTTGGCGTTGCACCTGGTTCGGCTGCGGCTGGTGGAACTTCTTCTTTGTCTTACGACACTTTTGTCGGTGACGGCACAACCGTTAATTACACGCTCACCGGCGCTGTGCTTGTTGGATCGGCCGCTGATGTTTTCATCGATGGCGTCTACCAGTCCAAGGACAACTATTCGATCACCGGCGGTGTCTTAACGTTCAGCACCGCTCCGCCGCTTCTGTCGGAAATCGAAGTGGTCGCGGCCAGCGTAAACAATCTTGGCGGCACAAATGCAAGCAGCGTGGTTTTCAACGCCGGGCTTTCTGGATCAATTAACCGCACCGCAGAAGCCAAGATGGCAGAGATGCCTTCGGTTCTGGATTTCGGCGCAACTGGTGACGGCGTGACGGACGACACGGCGGCTTTCAACGCAGCCTGGTCGGCCACTGCTCCGCAGGCGGTCTATGTGCCAGCGGCATCTTATGCGATCACCGGCACCGTGACAGGCAAGTTCTTTTCATTCGGCGTGGTGACCGTGGTCGGCGGAACCGTGACCACAATCACCAACCTAGTGCCTTAAGGAGGCGATCATGACGATCAGGCAGCAAGGCGGCATCTTCGGTCGTAACCCAACATTCAACAACGTGACCGCTGACCAGATTAACAGCAACGGAGCAGTTATTGCTGCTGGCGCTGGTTCATTCGGGGACGATGTAAATATCAATGGTGACATTATTCTTGCCAACGGCAAAGGCATTGACTTCTCGGCTACATCAGGAACAGGCACAAGCGAACTGTTCGATGACTATGAAGAGGGGACGTGGACGCCTGTCGATGCGAGCGGAACATTGGGCGCTGCACTTGCGTTTGCGGTAGGAAATTATTCGAAAATTGGCAGAATGGTATTTGCCTCATTCATGATTACTTATCCAGCAAGCGCTAATACAAACACCGCATCACTAGGAGGGCTTCCGTTTTTATCAATGACGGGAAACCAAACTGGCGGAAGCGCAATCACATATACAGATTTTGGCTCGTTCATTTCAGTCCTAAATTCGGCTGGCGGTTCCACAGCGCTTCTCTGCAATGCCTCTGGCGCATTTTTAACAAATGCAAATATGTCAGGTAAAATAATTAGAGGCACAGTGTCTTATATGACAGCCTAATAACCAAAACTCAGGAGTGTGATATGACACTAACTAAAGTTCCTCAGGTCATGCAAAAGGACGCCCCTATTAGCGTCCTCGACTACAGGTCTCTTGCCACGACTGTGACGGCAAAAAGTCCTAGCAACCCAGCAAGTCATCTTTTCACCAGCTTTTTAAGCTGGAAGCTGCCTATTCAGGCTGCACTTGACGAAGCCTTTAACCGTGGCGGCGGAACGGTAATCTTGCCGAAAAACTCTGTCCCTTACTACATCGACGACTTCGTGACCGTTAAATCTAATACCACGTTAGTCTGCGAGGACTGGATTGTCCTTGCGGATTATACAAGCCTTGGGGGATCGTTTGTTGTCGATGGTGACAACATTTTGGTTCAAAACCTGCTGCTTGATAACAGCAACATCTTTGCTGGTGGTTCGGGTGAAAACGGGATCAACCCTAACGGCTCTAGCATCACTTTCATCGGAGGCTATGTTAAGAACTGCCAGAGGGGTGGCGTGTCTCCATTTGATGGCGGTAAGGGTATTCAAGTAGAATCTGGTGACAGCTACGACATATCCGTAACAGACATGACGTTTGACAACTGCTTCATGGCTATGTCTACGCAACGTAGCTATTCAGTGGTGCCTCCATATCGGGGCATTGTCTATAACAGCATTGTTGCATTCGATTGCGACATCTTCTTTTTTGTCAAGCAGGTGGATGGGCCACAGGATGTAACTGGTCTGCAGCACGCCATATCTTTAAGCAACTTTTACGCACGAGACTGCGGGGTTGTTGGCGATGTTGACGGCGGAGGCGTTGTAGATGACGGGGTGTTCCAGCTTTCCCGTGCTGCGAATGTTGTTGTGGCAAATGGGATTGTCACCACTGCGGCTTCTGTCGGAACGCCACCTCTTATTAGGGGCAACCATTCGGCCTGCACTTTTAGCAACATTCAGTTCTTTTCCGATTGCGACAGAGTTATTGATATTGACCCAACGTATTATGCCCCCGACGCAAGCCAGCCAAACAGCAACAACCGCTATGATATTATGGTGCTTGGGCAGGTTGATATGCTTGTCGATGCTTCTGCGACTACACCAAACAGAACAATCCAGAATTGCTTCGGAAGTTTTCAGTGCGAAAACGATGTAACAACGGCTTGGTTTGGCTTTGAAATGAGAAATGGCGTATCTGCCTTTGACCTTACTCAGGGAAGCAAAACGTGTCGTGCAGTTACGAATGTTAATTTCAACACTCAGCTTGTAAACCCTAAGAAGTTTTCGGAACTTGAAGTATCTTCTGACATGATCTTCTCGCAATTCCTGAACCCAAGCGACGTAAGGTTCGTACCCAAACCAGCCGCCAGCGCACGAAACAACTCAGTTTATGTAGACATCGGCACAGGAAAACTGACATTCAAAGATAGCGGTGGCACAATCCACGCTCTCTACTAATGCGGCTCGCCCGTGGACAGTCCAGCCAAGGAGGTAAACATGGCACTGACTAAGACAACGACCAACGACAAGATCGAGGTTCTGCAACTGGCAGCGGGTTATCCTGTCGTGCAGGTCCGCACGGCCACCATCATCGCAGAGGATGGCGTGGAGATCAGCCGCACTTTCCATCGGCATGTGCTGCCGCCTGACGCCGATCTGTCGGCAGAGGCTGCTGATGTGCAGGCGATTGCTGCCTCGGTGTTTACGGACGCAGCCAAGGCGGCGTATGCTACCGCGCAGGAGGAAGCGTGATGCCCGCAACAAGCAAAACCATTTCTGCGGCCGATAGCTGGACCGATCCGGTCCACATCATTGGCGAGTTCAACTTCTCGATCGTGGCCAGCACGTCGCCCGCCTTCTCTGGCACGGTGACGGTTCAGCGATCCAGCGACGGCACCAACTGGCGCGACGTTGACACCTGGGTGAGCGTGTCCTCGGAGGAAGTCGGCTACGACCCGATGAAGAACTATTACCGCGCCGGGATCAAGACGGGCGAATACACCGCAGGCTCGGTGACGCTCTCAATCAACGGCTATGATGTCTGGCCACCGCGAGTGTGATCGATGGAAGTTCTGGACACAATCATGCAGTGGATCGTTGCACCTGTGGCGGCTTTCGTGTGGCTGCTTCATAGCAAGACGCAGACTAACACCACAGACATCGCCGTCCTCAAGGCCCAAACCGAGGCCAACAAGGAAGCGCATGACCGTGAGTTCAAAGAGATGAAGTCTAGCTTTGCCAAGGTAATGGAGAAGCTGGATAACATCGAGCAGCATCTGAGGAAGTGATATGAAGCGGCGCTACACTCACTTCACGGACATCCCTGCATCAGACTGGCGCTGGCCGTCGTTCAGCCCGCGTGAGATTGCGTCCAAGGGTGAGGGGGAGTTGCTTGTGGACGATCATGCCATGGACAAGCTACAGGCGCTCCGTGACGCTCTGGGCAAGCCCCTGATCCTCACCTCGGCCTATCGGTCCCCAAAGCACAACAAGCGGGTGGGCGGGGCCAAGAACAGCCGCCACATGCAGGGCGATGCCTTTGACGTGCGGATGGACAACCACGATCCGCATGAGTTCGAGGCTGCGGCCCGGAAGATCGGCTTCACTGGTTTCGGTTACTATCCCAAGTCGGGCTTCATGCACATCGACCTTGGCCCGGCTCGGTCTTGGGGCACGCCCTGGCCGCGGACGGCAACGTCATGGCCCACAGAGCCGCCCATTCAGCCAGAGAGCGTTGTGGAGGACCGTGAGACCCAAGCGGCTGCTGGTGCCGGTGTGGCAAGCGCTGTCGCGGTCGCTGCGGAGCATCTGCCGGTGGCGTCGAGCCTTCTCGGCAATCTGGCCCCGACGGCGCAGCTTGTGGCTGTGGTCGTGGCTGCGGTGTTCATCGGCTATCTTCTCTGGAAAAGGACACGGTGATGGCGAAGGGTCTTTACGCGAACATCCATGCGAAGCGCGAGCGGATCAAAGCAGGCTCGGGAGAGCGGATGCGCAAGCCGGGATCAAAAGGCGCTCCCACCTCAAAGGCTTTTCGTGAAGCGGCCAAGACGGTCAAGAAACCGAAGAAAGGAAAGAAATGATGTATGGCAAAAAGATGGGCACGAAAAAGACCACCAAAAAGGGCGGGAAGAAGAAGTAATGTCCACCGCTGACAAAGCCCGCGCGGCCGTCAAGCGCGCTGGCGTTGCTGGCGTGAACAAGCCCAAGCGCACACCAGGACACCCGACCAAAAGCCACATCGTCGTGGCCAAGGAGGGTGACAAGGTGAAAACGATCCGCTTCGGCCAGCAGGGTGTGAGCGGGTCGCCCCCCAAGAAGGGCGAAAGCGAGGCCGCAAAGAAGCGTCGCGCGTCCTTCAAGGCCCGGCACGCAAAGAACATCGCCAAGGGCAAGATGAGCGCAGCATACTGGTCCTCAAAGGCGAAATGGACGTGAAGCATGATCATGGCTCGCATCAAACTGTGGCTGGCCGCCGCTGGGGCTTTCTTAATCGCGCTTGGCGCGGCTTACTGGCGCGGAAGGTCCACCGAGGCCGCTGCCGCAGAACGTGAGAGGCTCGATGGCTATGTCGAAACACGCAAGCGCATCGATGAAGTTGATCTTGGCGACGATCCCGATATGGCTAGGCGCTTCTTGCACGAACGCGGTAAGCGGTGAGGCTATTTGTCAAGCGACAGCGGCAAGTCGAACGGCACATGCCGCTGCTCTTGCTGAGGACGGCGGCGACAGGTCAGTGGTTACAGGCGCGTATCTTATTCGGCAGATTGACGCGGGATGTGGGCTATGACTAGGCTGGCGGTCATTGTCGCTCTATGTGCCACGCCTGCGATTGCTGGATTCGAGCGGATGAGGCTTCTTCCCGGCGAAGGTCCGTGCTTTGCGCTTGTCAGTATTGAGAACCGCATGGGGCGCTACAACGCTGTTGAGACGCTAGAGACCGATCACGGGTCAGTTTCGATCAGCTACGAGACCATCGGCAATCACAACGCCACGGATCACGACCTTGTTGACGTGGTGGACCTACCACCCGGCGTTGCAGCCAATCCGATGCACATTGACTTGCCGGATGGCGACACGGGCCATGTATGCCTGATGGAGTACCTTGGAAATTGAATTGCGCCGGGTGGCGTGATCCGTGCCTGCCGGACGCAGGTATCGTTTGTTTACCCCAAGCGATTAACCCCGGCAGCCTGAACTGCCGGGGTTTCTTTTAGAGCGGCTGCGCATTTCTTGCAGTATTTGCGCCGTTCTCTTTGCGTGGAAGGTGTGCCCTT